GACGTTTCAGTAAATGATCTAATTAAGTATCTTAAGGAGAAAAACTTTGCAGAAGTTCGTAAGTGGGTTGTTTCCAATTTGGATAACGATTCTAGTGTTATTCTCCGTAGAGTCTATGATTCACTTTACGACTCTCTGGTGCCCACCACTATTCCTGCTGCTGTACTTATTATTGCTAAGTATCAGTATCAAATTGCATTTGTAGCAGATCAGGAAATTAATCTTCTTGCAGCACTAACTGAAATTATGGCGGAGTGTGAATTTAAATGATTATCTCTGAACAAGATGCAGTTTGGGCCGCAGATGAATTTATAGAATATTTTTCTCAAATGACAAATATTGAGGATTATTTGAGGTTTGTAAAAAAGGAAGTAATTAAAAAAACTACAACTCTTGATCCTATATGTGATGAATTTCTTAATGAGGACATTCATCCAAACGATATGGACTTCAAGATAGTCCGAGTTGGTAAAGGTGGATTAGATCAAAAGTTTTATACAAATCTTTTGATGGCAGTTTCTTCTCATAATAATGAGCAAAACATTCCTGGTAGAGAATTGAAGTGGGTTGTTTATGAAAAAAATACAAATAAGGTAGTCGGATTTATTCGTTTTGGTTCTCCTGTAATCAATTCTAAACCTCGTAATCTTTGGTTAGGTAAACAACCTGATCTAAGAATTTTTAATCGTCACGCTGCGATGGGATTTGTCATTGTACCTTCCCAACCATTTGGATATAACTATCTGGGTGGTAAACTTCTGTCTCTCCTGTGCTGCTCCCACTATGCCCGTGAGACCCTCAACGAGGTCTTTGAGAAGGATATAGGGTTGTTTGAGACCACATCCCTCTATGGGTCAACCACGGATTGCTCACAATATGATGGCCTAAAACCTTTTATACGATATAAGGGTTTGACCGAAAGTAAATTTCTTCCATTGCTTCATGATGATACTTTTCACAAACTTCATGATAGGTTTACTTATCTAAACAACAATACTCCTCTGACTGATAACAAAGCATCTTCTAAAAAGATGAAGCGTCAGACAAAGATGATTTCTATTATCCGGAATTCTCTTCAAGACAAAGAAAAACTATCTAAGTTCAATGCCGTTCTTGAAGGTGCATTTGGAATAACTCAAAAGAAAAGATTTTACATTTCTAATTATGGTTATGAAAATATTCGTGAAGTTATTCTTGGTGAACAGGATAAACTTATTCCTGGACAGAATTGGGATAAATTTTATTTGGAGAATGTTATTTCTTGGTGGAAGAAGAAATCTGCAAAACGATATACAAAACTGAAAGAGGAAGGTCGCTTCCGAACCAAAGTTGAACTTTGGACAGATGATGATCATATTCAAATTATACGATGACTTACGAACTGAAGGATTGGTTGAACTCGATTAATTTTAGTAAAGAAAATTTGATGGAAGATCCGTCAGTAAAAAAAGACTATGCACCTTATATTATAAATCGTTGTTTATCTGGACATATTGATTGTGTTTTATTTGCTAATGAAATGAATCTTAATCATTCTTTAGACAAAGATATGCAATATTCATTTTATCTAAATAGTCTAAGGAAAAAGAAGAGATTTTCTCCCTGGCTCCGAAAGGATAAAGTCACAGACTTAGAATGTATAAAGCAATACTATGGATATAGTAATGAAAAGGCATCGCAAGCTCTGAAAATCTTATCAAAAGAACAAATTGCTTTCATTAAACAACGACTTGATATTGGAGGAAAAAAATGACTACTGAACATACAACAGTAGAACCTGTAGTTAATTGGTCTCAAGACCAAATGATTGAGGTACTTCTTAATGAACCTGATGACTTTTTAAAAGTTCGTGAGACTTTAACTCGTATCGGAGTGGCATCTCGTAAGGAGAAAAAACTCTACCAATCTTGCCACATTTTGCATAAGCAAGGTAGATACTATATCGTTCACTTCAAAGAACTGTTTGCCCTTGATGGTAAACACGCTAATTTGACTGTGAATGATGTTCAAAGACGTAATCGTATTGTTCGTTTGCTTGCTGATTGGGGACTTATAACTGTCGTAAAACCAGATTCTGTGACAGATATTGCTCCCCTAAATCAGATCAAAGTTCTTGCGTATAAGGACAAGGGTGATTGGGTATTGGAACAGAAGTATAATATTGGTAAAAAGGGCAAAACCCAGGAAACCGAATAAAAATGGGCGGGAAACAACATCCCGCTTTTTTTATGATCTCTTATAATTAGTAGTGGATGCCGAAAGGGTCCAATCACTACTAAGACGCTTCAAGGAGGTCTACTATGTTCGGAACAGGTTCGCTTACACTTTCTGTACCAGATACTGCAAAATATCTGTTGGATGTTCAAAAAAATAGTATTGGAATGGATGAATGGTTCAAGAGGTTTGATACTGCCTTTGAGACACACACAAACTATCCACCATACAATCTTGTAAAAGAAGATAGTATTACTTTTAGATTGGAAATTGCTCTTGCTGGATTTAAACGAGAAGAAATTGAAGTCACTACAGAATGGAATAAACTATTTGTAGAAGCAAAGAAATCTGATGATGCTGGTGAGGAATACTTACATCAGGGACTTGCCAAGAGAGCATTTACCCGTACCTGGACATTATCTGATGATGTAGAAGTTAAGGATGTTGCCTTTGTTGATGGATTACTCACAATCAAACTAAATAGAGTTATTCCGGAACATCAAAAGAAAAAATCTTATGAAATCGTTTGACGAGTTCAAAACAATTGCATACAAGAATGCGATTCCACATACCGTTTATAAAGATGGTAAGTCTAAAAAAATCGGTAAAGGAAAGGCAGTTCCTGTAAGAAGCCACTCAAGTGCTGGTGGCGATGGCGACGGAGATTGATAAATAGTATTGAGCTAAACTATCGTTGTCGCAGGGAGGGAACTGGCAAAAACCAGTTGTGCCTCCCCTTTTTTTGTGCTATAATACTAAGAGGTATGGAGTAAAAATGACAGTTAAACTTTTGTTATTGAAATCTGGAGAAGATTTAATCGCAGATGTTCAAGAAATGATCTCAAGTAAAGAAGATAATCCTATGGTTATTGGGTATCTTTTGAACAAACCTTGTATTGTAAAGATGAGAGATCCTAGTCTTCTTTCTGAAGAAGTGTCTGATGAACAAAAAAAGGCATCATTTCAAGTCTCTCTTTATCCCTGGATGCCTTTGTCTGCCGACAAGGTAATTCCAGTTCCTTCTGACTGGGTAGTAACAATTGTGGAACCCGTCGCAAAATTAACCGAAATGTACGTAGAGGATGTTATTAACTATGGAAAAGAAAATGATCAAGATTCTGTTTCTGATGAATCAGCAAATTCTAATCAGCCAGATTGAAGAAATTGGTGCTGATATTGGAGAACCAGATTGTAAATTGGTAAAACCCCATATCGTTACTGAGTATAAGGAAGGTACTAGCACTTTAACTCCATTTTTGTATAAGGTTACAAAGCAGGATACATTTATGATGAGTTCTGATAAGATTCTTACTCTTGCAGATCCAACTCCAACTCTACTTGAGAAATATGAGGACTTGATTAAGGAATGAATTATCGCTTTTACACTAATGTCCAGTTAATTGGAAATCAGTTTTTAGTTCGTGGTTATGAAAATGGTGAACATTTTGAATTTAGGGACGAGTTTAGACCAACTCTTTTTGTAAAAACTAAAAAGGAAACCAAATATAAGACATTAAGTGGAGAACCGGTAGAACCTATTCAACCAGGAAATGTTCGTGATTGCAGGGAATTTTATAAGAAGTACGAAGGCGTACACGGATTTGAAATCTATGGAAATGAGAGGTACATCTATCAATATATTTCTGAAAAGTATCCAGAGGAAGAAATCAAATTTGATATTAATAAAATCAAACTTGTAACTCTGGATATTGAAGTTGCATCCGAACAGGGATTCCCTGACGTAGAATCTTGTGTTGAGGAAATTCTTGCAATTAGTATTCAGGATTATACAAGCAAGAAAATTATTACTTGGGGAGTTAAACCTTTTAATAATGTTCGTAAAGATGTGACTTATCATCTTTGTGAATCTGAATATGCACTACTCAACTCATTCATTAACTATTGGATAGAAAATACTCCAGAAGTCATCACTGGATGGAACATTCAACTTTATGATATTCCATATATTGCCAAGCGTCTCAATCGTGTGCTTGGTGAGAAGTTGATGAAGCGTCTTTCCCTCTGGGGACTTGTTAGTGAAGGAGAGATTTTCATCAATGGACGTAAGCACACCGTCTTTGATATTGGTGGTGTAACTCAACTTGATTATATGGATCTTTATAAGAAGTTTACTTATAAGGCACAGGAATCATATCGTTTGGATTATATTGCCGAAGTAGAACTTGGGCAGAAGAAATTGGATCACTCTGAGTACAATACCTTCAAAGACTTCTATACCAAGGGTTGGCAAAAGTTTATTGAGTATAATATCGTTGACGTAGAACTTGTTGATCGCCTGGAAGACAAGATGAAGTTGATTGAACTTGCACTTACGATGGCTTATGATGCTAAAGTGAATTATGCAGATGTATTCTATCAGGTTCGTATGTGGGATAATATCATTTACAATTATCTCAAGAAGCGTGATATTGTGATTCCCCAAAAGAATCGTTCTTCCAAGAATGAGAAGTATGCTGGTGCTTATGTAAAGGAACCGATTCCGGGTAAGTATGATTGGGTTGTGAACTTTGACTTGAATAGTCTATATCCTCACCTGATTATGCAATATAACATCTCACCAGAAACTCTGATGGATGAACGACATCCTACTGCAACTGTTGATAAGATTCTGAATCAAGAACTCAACTTTGACGAATATAAGGACTATGCCGTATGTGCAAATGGGGCAATGTTCCGCAAAGATGTTCGTGGAATTCTTCCGGAACTAATGGAGAAGATGTATAACGAGCGAGTTATCTTCAAGAAGAAAATGATTGATGCCAAGAAAGCATATGAAAAGAAGAAGTCTAAGGAGTTGGAAAAGGAAATTGCCAGGTGCAATAACATTCAAATGGCAAAGAAGATTTCTCTTAACTCTGCTTATGGTGCTATCGGCAATCAGTACTTCCGTTATTACAAATTAGAAAATGCCGAGGCAATCACTCTTTCGGGGCAAGTTTCTATTCGCTGGATTGAAACCAAGATGAATGCCTATATCAATAAACTTCTTAAGACTGAGGATGTAGATTATGTTATTGCTTCTGATACCGATTCCATTTATCTTAATATGGGTCCTGTGGTTGAAACTGTATTCAAGGGAAGAGAGAAAACTACTGAAAGCATTGTCTCGTTCCTTGATAAGGTCGCTTCATTGGAACTTGAGAAGTATATTGAAGGTTCTTACCAAGAACTGGCAGACTATGTGAATGCCTATGACCAGAAGATGCAGATGAAGCGGGAGAATATTGCCGACCGTGGAATCTGGACTGCCAAGAAGCGTTATATTCTGAATGTATGGAATAGTGAGGGAGTGGCATATACAGAACCCAAACTCAAGATGATGGGTATTGAGGCTGTCAAATCTTCTACTCCTGCTCCTTGCCGTCAGATGATTAAGGATGGTTTGAAACTGATGATGAGTGGAACAGAAGAACAGGTGATTGAGTTTATTGATGAGTGCCGTGCTAAGTTCAAAAAACTTTCACCAGAACAAATTTCATTCCCTCGTTCTGTGTCTGATGTGAACAAGTATCAATCTTCTTCAACCATTTATACCAAGGGAACACCCATTCACGTTCGTGGAGC